AGACACTACGACACAATTTGATTGCTCTGTATGGGGTAATCGTGGTGATGTGATTGCAAACTATGTAAAGAAAGGTAATCAAATTACTGTTGTTGGTCGTGGCAAGTTAAAAACCTTTGAAAGAAGGGATGGAAGCACTGGAGCAGCGATTGAGATTAATGTTGATAATTTCACATTACCAGTAAGAAGTAGAGACTTTGAAGCGATCCCTGCTTAAGTTATAGGGGCATTTTGCCCCTTTTTTTATGAAAACAGCCGAAAAGATTGCCGCAGCAAAAAAACGTATTGCTGAATTAAAACTTTTAATTAAATTATGGACACAGAAATAAAAGTCTTTGCTTCACCACATAAACAAATTCCATATAGCGATTTAATTATATGGGAAATATCTTATCAAAGAAAAAAAGAGCAAATGTTTACAAAATGGGTTTTATTAGAACGTAATGATTGGAGAAATCCAAAATTAAATCAGAAATTTTCAAAAGATGTTATTAACGCATTAATTAAAAAATATGAAAAATAAAGACCTGATCGAAAACTACCAGCACCAGCTTGCAGAGTTAGACAGACAATACTGGTTTGAAAATTTACCTTTAAAAGAATTTATTGTTAAATCAGACGGTATTATTAAACGTATGAATGAATTAGAAAATGAAGCGAGAAGAACATCCATCTGGCAAAAAATTAAAGTTTTTGCAGGACAACAGAAGAAAAAGATTAGTGAGACTATTGCTAGATGTAGAACTTCGTGGAGTGGATCACAAGATCCATATAACAAACGATTCAAGAGCAGACCTAACAGTAAATGATGGGAACTGGATCAATGACCATATCAGGACTGCTATCGTTAAACATAACTATGAAATTAACAAAATTCCAAAGTTACAGGTAAAAGACTTCACAATAAAAGAAATTAAAGAATACGAAAATTCACTTAAATAAAATGCCAGTAGGACAAAAATTTAAAATCAATCAATCCGTAAAAAGAAACCATACAATCGGATATTCAGCCAGTAAATACTCTCAATTTACTGGAACGATCCAAGAAGCTCTTACACGGAAAAATAAGCTCGGAGTCCCTCAGTATTACTATAAAGTCTTTTGGGAGGATGGGAGATTATCTGAACACGCTCAACATAGTCTTAAATCTATCTAATAAAGTTTTTTTAGTTTTATACTTTTTCTTTCTAATTTTTTTTATATCTTTCATTTCCTGTACTGTTACTATCGCTTCAAGTTCTACAAGCCGACCAAGTAAAGATGCAAGAAATACATCTTGCTTCATTTGATGCCTTATGAGGTGAGTGCAATATCTTTTAATATTGTCGTATTCATCACTTTTCATAATTTCTCTGCACCTCATTTCAACTGAAAGCTGAAGCTCTGGAGGTGCTGGCTCAATTTCTATGTTAAGAAATTTTTCGGGGTTCATTTTACTGGGAAAAGTTTTTCTTCAATCATTTTGACTATGGCATCATCAACGTCATTATCTGATTTTGCAGCCAAATCTTGTAAGAGTGACAAACAGGCTTTGCGTAGAGATTCACTCTTGCCGAACTTGATGAAAAGATTTATAAGAAATTTTGACATTTGTTTGTGTGTTCTTTTTCAAACATACCAAACATTATTGAATCTTGCCTTCTAACCTACTGACCGCTTCACTTAATTTATTTAACCTATTATAAATATCAATTATTGTTTTTTCTCTCCTATTGCTCATATTTGATAAAGTCATGGCTACGGCTGTTATTGCAGCACCAATTAATGCAGCTTGTACCTCTGGCATTGCTTTAATCTATAATTATGCCTATTATTGCTAATAAAACCTTATTATGGCAGATAAAATAGCCGAAAAAGTGCAAATAGAGGATGAAAAGCCCGATTATCAAGAAAAAATTACTTTTTTAGTTTCTACAGTTGCACAAGGATTTATTTTAACTTGGTGTTTATTAGTTTTGTCTCTTGGATATGTAAAGCTGCCTAATAAATTATTTGGCCTTGATATACCAGACCAGCCAAGAGTTGATAGCACTTTTGCTGCTGGATTATTAGGTAACATACTTGGTGGACTAGGTATAAGTGTTAATGCAGCACAGGGAGCAAAAAAGAAAAAGAAAGAGAATGAAACAGCAGCAACTAATAATACAAACTCTAATGGAGAACAAATTATAATAATTAGGCAGCCAATTGAGCTAATAACGTCAAAACCTGACGTTGTTAAAGTTGAACCTACTAAATCAAAACCATGAAAAAATTTGTAATTATTGCCTGTTTTATGTTACCTTCAGCCGTTTTTGGGGATGTAATACACAAAATGACGAATAGCATACAACTTACAACAGATGGAGCTTACTCTATCGGATCAAGAGGTAGTTCAACATATTCAGTATCAGGAAATAATATCAAAGTTTCAGATAGTGCAAGTTTTGGCGGTTTGACTGCTGGCAGTAATGGGGCAGCCGCAACAATGACAAATGGCACATACGAAATGAATACTGTAGGATCATCTTTCTCACTAAGCGAATCTTTTATAGAGGGGGACGATGTTTATGCAGTGGGAAGCGGTGTTGATGTAACTGCTGGTGTTATAACAGATTTGCCAGTGCTATCAACAACAACCTCTTATTCTGGTGGTGTAGCTGGATCTCTAGCTGGCACTGTAGTTAGCAATGGAACTAATACTTGCACTGCTGGTGGGGCTGGTACAACTTGTATAGGTCAATTTGTGACAGAATTAAGCATATTGGATTAATGAAATGGTTTGTTTATTCTTTTCTGTTTTTATCTAGTTCTGTATATGCAATGCCAGTGGTTCCAAATTTTACTCAGGGTTCAGCTTCAAGCACCACTCGGACAACGACTAATATTTCAGAGCAGATTCGCACTATTGAATTTTCTGGATCAACTTACTCAGTATCTGGGGCTGGTGTCACTACTAATGGCGAGTCTATCAATCCTCAATATACTGATTTACAACAAACATTAAATGGTGAAACTTATACATGGCAGCAAGTAGATTTGAACAGCAGACCAAATTACAAGTTAAATCAAGCTGGTGGGGCTTTTCAATTTACAGAGGTGTACAAACAACCTTCGGTAAGTCGAATAACCGACCTATCAAGACAAATAACCTCAGAATCCGTAACAGAAACAACTACTATATTTTCTCAGTAATAGCAAGCCTTTTGGGGCAACCAGTATTTGCAAATGTATCTCAAACATCTGCTCCAGTAGCACAAAGTTCATCGGCCGTATCGAATCAGGCTGTACAAGTTTTAAATGGAAATTTGATAGAAAATCAATATGGAAATGGTGTTGTCTGTCAAACCAGTATGCTCACAATTTCTCCATTCATTACCTCAACATTCAACCAAAAGCGACCTCAGGATTTAAGATATACCACTCCTGTTTATAACATGGCTACAGATGATAATGGCAACTTAACTAATGCTGGTGAAATTTTATACAATCAGGAAAACTATTCTGCAAACAAAGATTCATTAGCAGTTAATTTTGGTATTGCTGCAACTTTTTCAATACCATTATCAAATAAATTTCAAAATAATTGTTTAAGGTCTAGTTCTACAGAACAAAAGATAAGGGAACAAAAGCTTGCAAATATGCGATTAGATCACGAATTGGCAAGGTTAAAAAACTGTGGTGAACTTAAGCTTTCTGGAATATCGTTTTCTGTAGATTCTCCTTATTATGAAATCTGTAAAGATGTTGTGGTACAAGCAAAGATGGGGCAAGTCATACCACATACACACAAACTATACCCACAAAACAAAAAATAGACCTTTCAGAATCGCCTGTAAGCCACCTTTATTCTTCCTTGCTTGTCTTAGTATCCTTAGATTTCTGTAATTTAGCTATTGCTTTCTTGACTAATGGCTTTACTAAATTAAGAACAAGGGGAGCAGAGCAGCCAACCAAAGCAAGAGTAAAAACGCTAGTAAACTGACCGATTGAAGGTATAAGTTTCTCATAATAAGTAACCTCCTCCCACTCAATCAGGCATTTGCTTTTGTCCTCATTGTAATAAAACCTCTTAACCTTCTCCAATCTGTCATCATTTGCAAAGCTCCCAACTCTTAATGGTGACTCTGGATCTGGACAAGGAACAAAAAACTGTTTTTCCTTTTTCTTATTTGGTATTTCTGGCTTTATAGCCTCCATATAAGAAGGTGGTGGAATATTAGTATTTTGTTGTGGTGTTGAATATACAAAGCTGTTAGGTGTCCACTGCAAAGGCTCATAGCTTGGCATCTTTACACCACATTTAATTACAGTGCCATTTTTATCAACATCAATTAAATTTATTAAATTATTTCTGTGAATTTTTACACAGCCAGCATAATTTATTATTGGTTTTGGAACTTTATTTACTACAGGAACTTCAAACTGCCATGTTTTTATCTTTGGTATTTCTATTTGATTAATATTTACCTGTGGAATTTCCAATTACAAACCTATTTTTTTTGGAATAGCAAATGATTCACCTGTAGTTTCTGGTAAGGTGTTTTTCATTACATCAGGTAATTTTTTTTGTAAATCGCCCATCAACTTGTTTTTAATCGTTCTGCTAAATTCGGGGGATGTTACATACTTATATCCAAAGTACCCTCCACCTATAACTGAAGTTACCATTAAAAATGAGAGAATACTCAAAACATTAGCTATCTTTTGAAACATGATAAAACTTGCTGTAATTAGAGCTATGTCAGTTATGAGCATAGCTGTTCTATTGCTCATTATAGGTTTATCGCCTTTGTATGTCACTATGAGCCTTATGACAAGACAAATGCAAGAAACTAAGCGTTAGGGTCTACTGGATATTGCGTCATATTAAATTTTTCAAAGTTTCCATCTTTGTCATAAGTCGCACCATATAAGGTAACTAAAGCTGCGGTATCTGAACAATTATCAATCTCTGTCTCTCTAGTATTACAGGCAGTTCTTACCCCATCACGATAAGTTGTAATTGCTGTAGGTATTGCAGTAGATTTTTCTGCTTTTCTTACAACGTACCAATCGTATCTTGCTAACAATGAACCAGCAGTTGCTTTTTCTTGTGCTTTTAATACTGATTTAACACCTAAAGTTACAACCTGATTGCCATTCTCATCTTTCAATAAATTACCATCTTTATCTTTAGCATTTACATCATCAAGTGCTTTTGCAGTTCCATCGCCCCAATAAAAACGTGAGTCATATACTGGGTCGTCAGCAACCTCAGTAATACCAAGATTTTTTTTCTCTTGTGCTGTTGATAGTCTTAACCAGTTAGCAGGGTAATTTACATCCCCAACTGTAAAGGGAACATCAACTACTAAAGGTTTTCCGTCTAGTTTAAATGCCATAGTTTTATTCTAGTGTATGCCCGTTTATCTAGCACGAGCATTTTTAAATGGAGCTTCCGCAAATGCAAAATAAATATATGTAGATCCACTATTATTAAAGGGATTTTTATCTCTTCTAAATTTGATTCCATTGCTTACAAAATCAAAGTGTTCCTGACCAACTGCACCTTCAGCACCAGAAGTATTTGCAAATATTCTATGATCACCTACATTAAAAGGATCTCTTTTATTGTCATACATAGGCCAATCTTCAGACCCACTTGTCAATTTTATCATTATCCAAGCTGGTCTGAACCCTGTAAAAACAAACGTGCCATCACTTGATCCGTTGCCTGTATATGATCCAAACTTGCTATACCCTGCTACTTCACTAAAACAGTAGGCAACAATAGTTGAGGGAGTTGAAGTATTCATCCCACTCCACGTTCCTAAAGTAAATACAGTTGATGTTGGTTCGGTATCGTTATACCATTGTGCATTATCTGATGTTGCAGTTGTGGTGTCTAAAAATAATGTTTTTGTTGCACCATATCCTTGATGGAAAACAAGCCAATTATTTGCAATATTTCTAGCCTTCAAAATTACGGCAGTTGGTTTAACTCCAAGACCATGCCCAAAAGTTAAAACACTTCCTGTTCCGTTTAGTGTGACTATAGAAAAGCCTGCCGAAGCATTTACTTTCGCAGTAGATTGTACTGTTCCATCAAAATTACTTGATCCAAGAGTTGAGTTTGTATTGACCTGCCCACCCATTCCACTATGAGAAGAACAATAGTAATACAGAGTTGGTGCGGAAGCAGCTACAACTATCGTTACCTGTGTTGATGAATTATGTGTAACCCCTGTTGTATATTCAGATCCACCGCCATGTGTACCATCAGATGTTGTAGAAAATCTAAATGGATGTCCTGATGGGTAATTAAAAATATAAGTACCACCCTCTGCTAAATCAAGAGTTACAGCAGACGTTCCGAAACCATCAAATCTAAACTTATTACCAGAATCGGAAACAACTGTTACTGTATAAGTTTTGCCATCTGTATCGCCAGCGTTCCAGTTCCAAAGGACATAATTCTCACCATTTGCATTACAATTTCCACTATCTGCGTTCCATCTAACTCCATTACTTAAAAAAGTCATGCTTCGACCACCATGAGTGCTTTCTACATCGGAACTATTTGATGATAAACTTGCATTTCCTCCTCTTATTACATCTATTAACATGTGCTCATACCCATTCGTATTTCTTCCTTTTACCCAAACCCAGTCAGGAGCAAAATCCAAACCTGTTACTGAATTAGAACTACCTGTCCCTGTATAAAGCAAAGTATTAAAATGATTATTAGGTAGCAGTATTGTTGGGTCGGGTAAGTTTGTTGAATTTAATTTTTTATATCCTGTTGGTGGGGTATAACTAAAAGCTTGTTGTCCAAAATTTATACTATAAGAACCATTACTTGTATATCCAGAAACTGCTGGAATCCAATCATCATCATTGATTCCAGTAATTGTATAAATTAAGGTATTATTTTTATATATAGCTAAAGTTCCATTTGGAATATCAGAAGCAAATCCTATAATATCATTTGTTGTAAATGTAGCTAAACTTGTGGCTAAATTAGCGTTACCTGTAGTGCCTGTTCCAGATGCACCTTTAATATTTCCTCCTTGATTATATCCAAAACCAAACAATTTTCCATTAGGGTCATAGCCAATATTAACATCAGCATTTGGGGTTGTACCTCTAACAATTCCATGAGTAGCAAATGAACCACCTAGTTGTTTGACTTCCCAGTAATATTTTCCATAACGAATACTAAAAGTGCTTAATGCTGTTCCATATTCAGAACCAGTAGTTACAACTTTTAAATTACCTTCACTAAATGTTCCAGCAGCTTCAGTAGCGTTCATAAATAATGGATTCAATGTAGGAAAATTATTTGTTGGTGTATCTTCTACAGAATCATTACCAGTACCAGCACTTACAGAAAAATTATTTGGTGTGAAGTTGTTGCCGTTACCGCTTGAATCTTTGCCTAATGTGGTTGCAGTTGTTCCAGAATTATCTGCAAATTTTAAATAAAATCCATTTGTTCCAAAAGTTAATCCTGATGTGTCAATAGGATTCCATTGACCTGTTGTAGCGTCTGTCTCTCCAAAAGATGATGGTGTTAATTGTTGTCCATCAATAAAATTAACCTCTGCCATATATCCGTCAAAATCATAACTTGAACCATTTGCATAGATTCCTAATGTATGAGCATAAGTTGTATTGAAAGCATAATCTGTATTTTGTGAAACAGAATTATCTGTTTCTAAAGTTTGTCTTGTGTCATTTATGTAAATAATTACTCTATCTGCTGCTGTACTATTTGTAGTGTCAACTGAAACTACAATGTGATACCAGGCCGAAGGATCTCTTAATTTTGCATTTGTTAATTTAATTGCTGCTGAATTAGATTGAAAGTTTAGTTGATCGTTACTACCAATTCTAATTATGTTATAAGCACTTCCATCATAAGCACTAAACAAGTCATGCACAGCACCAAAAGTACATCGTTTTATCCAACCACTCCATGTCCATGTTCTTCTATTTGAAGCACTTGTAGGAGTCCTATTTAAATAAGCATTATCATCATCATTAAACCTTAAACTACGATCTACCTTAAAGGCACTATCAACAGCACCAGAAGCTCCAATTCTTATCGCATCATAAAAACCCATTACTTAACGTCCAATGAAACTGCACAATGTATAACATTGCTTGAAAGTATTACATAATCTATTCGATCAACCGCAGAGGCAGTTGTTGTCAATGTCGGTGCTGTTCCTCCTACAAATTTAAAAGCACTATTGAATGATGCTGTCCTAGACCCTGTGCCATCCTGTGTAATAAATATAGAACCTGCCTGACCTACTGCTTGATTTGAAGGTGCTGCAAAGGTTCTATTACCTCCTAGTGTTACTGAATGATGACATGCTGTTGCCATGTCAATAGTTATTGTTGACCCATCAGAGAGGGCTGTTATATTAGCTGCTGCACCTCCTGTAAGTGAAACACCACCACTTGCCAGTTGAAATTTTGTAGATCCGCCTAATTGAAATTTTAAATCTCCTGTTCCAGCATCATTTATAATCGAATCACTTGCATCATGGAATATTTCTAAATCCGCACCAGTTCCAAATATGGCTTTGGCATTATCAGCAAACTCCAAAGCATTATCTGACCTATCAAAAACAACATCCCTTCCAGCAGTAGCACCATCAAAAGTTACATCCTCTTGAAATATATTTGTAGAAGTAAAAGTATTAGCAGCCGACAATCCAGCATGACCGAAGTTTGTAGCCGATACATCACCTAGACTTACAAAAGCATTATTAGCAGAATTTCTTATTTTTAAGGTATTACCATCAATATGAGGAACATAGGCGGCAACACCGATTGAGGGATCACCAGAACCTTGATTCACTGTGCTTAAAGCTGCAATTATCTGATTTAACTTTGTACGAACAGCCAGACCAGTACCATTATCAACGGTAAAACCTGATCCACCCGTATTATCGACTCTTGACATTTAATTTTCAGTAATTTCTTTTATTGTATCTGAATTATCCACCTTTACCAAAACCTATTGCAGTAAAGTTAAAGTTTCGATCTATAGAACTGCCAGAGCTATTTTTAAAGTGAACGGTAAAACCTGTAGAACTGATATTTGTCAATTCAAAAATATCACCAGATGCCATGTTTAAAGCTGTTATTCCTATTGATGGTAAATTTGAATTTGCCCCTAATAAAGCACTTGTACCAACAAAAAATGGATGGTCAAAAGTAACATTTTTCGCACCAGCACCAGAGGCTATAGCTGTTGCATTTTGTTCTGTCCTTCTTTGAAATTGTGCTAAATATCCAAGCTGACTTACTCTAATATCCTGTGCTGTATCTTTTGTCGTTAAAACACATTTAAACTCAAAACCTCTTCCCCTGTAAGTACCATTAGCAAATTTTTGAAATGAAGTATAAGTTGGTGAACCGCTTGGGTCATCTAAAGTTGATCTAATAAATAAATCAGCATTAGTATCAACAGAGCCAGTGCCATCAAAATCTTGTAAATCATCAACTAAACCTCTCACGTCAAATAAATCTGTCGAATAAACAGATGCACTTAATAAGTGTTTTCTAAAATCGACACTAAATACAGCACCTAAATCTAAACGTTCATTAAATAAATATGTTCCAGTAGAAGATACTCCACCCATATCATCAATAGAGCTTTCTGCATCTATATCTGTGCTACTGTCAAAATTACCTGTTCCAGCCAAGCTTATTGCACCTGTTCCAGAATCAAATCCAATATTAGTTTTCGACCCTTGAAATGCTGGACTGTCTTGATCTTCTCGTCTTTCCTGTACTAATAATTTTGGTTGTGCATCTGGTAGATCAATTACAACAGAGGTTTCACCTAAAGAAAAAACACCAGAGTCATCTTGTGTTTTTAAAATTACTTCACCTTCTAAAATTGGAATTTCAGCAGATGTTGTATTTCCAGCTAATGCTTGAATTAAATCTGTTGCATTTGAAAAAGTGCCGCTTCCATCTGTTAAAGGTGTATGCCGTACGAATATACGACCTCCATGCAAAACGTCCACAGAGGTAGGTAAATCCCATCTTAATCGTGCAAGTTTATCTGTCAAAGGTTCATAAGTTAAACCTGTAATCTCTGCTGGAGGTTCTGTTTTTCCAACTGTTGTTATTGTTATTGTATTTGGGTCTTTACTTGGTTTATCTAAAGCATTGAAACTAAAAACTCTTATTTCATATTCCCCTTTTAAAGTTTCAAATATTGTAAAATCTGATCTTCTTATTCTTTCAGAGATAAAGTTTTCATTTTTAAATCTGTATTGAATTAAGTACTCTACAACCCCAGCAACAGGTTGCCATTGAATAAATAATTTTGAAACTGCTCTGTTATCTAAAACAACAATTTTTTCTGTTGCTGTTAGGTTACTTGGTGCATCCTTTATAGGTGTTAGTGTCGTAATTGATCTTGTGGGCAGAGTTGAACCATCTTCAATAAAAGCGTACTTGTCGGGATTATGTACAACTGCGACTATTTGATAATTTAAAAGGTCTTGCTCTGTAACAGAAACAACCCTAAAAGTTTGTAATTGCACAGATGTATTTTCAATAACCCAAACGCTGTTTGTTTGTGGGACAGATGAAAAAGCAGAGGAAACAGTGATGGTTGCTCCTGATACGCTGCTTATTGTTTTAGTTTCTAATGTGCCGTCAGATAAAATCACAGATAAAGTTGCTGAATTTGTTGTTGCTAAATCTGTATTATTTTGATCATCAACAATAATTTGAGTTGTAGATACTCCTGTTTTTATACGTCCTCCTCTTCTAACCCCTGCCCTCATGGGGTCAGCAATATTAATAACAGTTCCAACTCTTACTATTGTTCCGCTTTCTAATGATGCTGTGAATGTAACAGTTTCCGCTTCGTTGTTTTGTGTATATAAAAACCAACGTCCAAGCCTTGCCGCCTGACCTCTTGATGTACAGGCAAAACCTGACAAATTCTTAGTAACAATCCCATACTTAGCTTGCAATGCGGTATCTTCCACAGTCTCATAATCTACCTCTGCGGTTTCATTATCAAAGTAAGAAACATTCACAACAGAAAATTTTGTGTCTTTACTAGCACTTGAATAAGAAAAACCAGCTTCAGAAACATTGCTCAAATTATAGATATAACTAGCATCTGTTGGTTTATCACAGCTTATATTTACTGCCCCTGCTGAATAAAAAGGCATTGCTCTCATTACAGAGGCAAGATTATTAATGGTATCGTATGCAGCCCTTTGCGAATTAAGAACTACATTACAAGAAAATCTTGCTTCGGTATTTCCAGTTCCAGTTCCATCATCTACTTGCTCACTTGCATATTGACTGGCAGAGAAAAAGCTAAAAACATCTAATGATGATTCTGCAATATGATCACCAAATCCTTTAGAAGTTGTTAGTAAATCATATAAAATCCATGCTGGATCATTTGACCATTCTTTATCTGTTTTGAAAGTGCCGTTAAATGTGCCACTGTAACTTATTGATCCATCAGCCCTTACAGTTCCATTATGCGGTATTTTGATCTTTGCACCTTTAATCCTGTACATACGTTTGGGCTGGCTTGGAAAAGTTTCAGCGTCAAAACGTAAAGCTAAATGTGCAAAATTTGCATAGGCTCTTGATTCATTTATTATTTCTGTAAAAGATGACCATTGGAAACTATTTTGCAGAGTGGTTTCAGTACTATCTGCTGTAGTTCTGTTAACTCTGATTGTTACAGGAAAGCTAGTGCCAGATGGTAACTTGATTTTATAGTCTCTAAAATATGTGCTGGCTGTTCTCCCCTTTACAGTGTCAGATATAACAGTAGTTGTTGTGCCATCATTTTCTATCGTTTGTATTGTAAGAGCAACTTCAGCACCATTAATATCTCCATTATCTTCAAACTTTTGAAGTGAAGGAAAACCAAGAGTAACTCGAACAGCATCAATATTACTGTTAGTTATTTGTCTTGAGACAGGTGTCGATTGTGTAACAGTAACACCAACGCTAGTTTCTGATTCTGTTTCAGTTATACCAGCAATAGCGGTTTGGTTTGCTGTTCCAAATCTAGGCTCAAAAGAAATATTTTGAAAGTTAAAATCCTCATCATTTGGACTTGTGCCAGCCGCTTGTTGTAGTACTTGAGTTCCATTTAAAAAAACATCTTTTAATGCAGAGGTATTATATTCAGTTGAACCTTTGCTACCTGTGGCACTTGGGAAGCCCTCTATCTCTCCTGACCCTAATAGTTCAATCAGGGTTTGAAATTGCTTTGACTGAAGTGCATCTTTGGGTAAGTTAGGATCTGAAATACCCATAAATTCGGATATTGTAGGAACCACGCCTGATGCTATTAGACCAAAAAACGGCATTATGCTGTACCCTCCACTTGAACAGTATCGATACCAGAACTAATTACAACTGAACCTGTAAAAACTTGACCATAAATTATCGGAACAGGAACACCAGCCCTAGAAGTGTTAGTTATTGAACCAAAACCAAAAGATTGAAAAGTTGGGTCATTTTGTGAAAAGCTATCAGCCATAACAGCAGAAGGAACATTTTGAGGTGGCATTAACATATTTGATACTTCATTAATTACTAAACTTGTTCCGATAGCAGTTAATCCACTTGCAATGACTCCTCCTACCGCAGTAGCAAAAAATCCAGCCGTTGCAGCAGAGGCAGCAGCACCACCAGCTATCGCTCCAATACCTAAAATAAGTGGGCCTGATCCTGTCGCTATTGGAATAATTTGGATATCTTCATCACTTTGTAAATTTAATAAATTCTCTGTAATGTCCATTCCACCCATTTTGATTTTATAAAACTGATTCATCATATGACTTTCTAACTCTGGAAAATTAGCAATTAAAAAATGAAATGCCTGTTTTGGACTTGCAACAGCCGCTTCAAAATACGATTGCCCTAAAAACTTTCTTAATGTGCCATAAACTTTTATTTTTTTAAGCTTCATATCTATAAACCTTTTTTGTGGCTTTTATATATTTTAAATCATAAAATTCTCTACAACTTAAATATCTTATGTTGTGATGCAATATTGTTTGATCGCCAATATATAATCCAACATGAGTTAGCTTTTGATCTGAGTCTGCCATCAACAAAACATCATCATTAATAATATTATCTTTTGAAACTTCTTTAAAACCAGAACCAATTAAAACTTTTTCAAAATATGGATTTTTACAAAAATCTTTTAATGATTTTGGTCTTTTCCAAAATTTTAAATTAATTTGTTTTTTTTCTAAAAAATAATCTGTTATTAAACTCCAACAATCATGTTTACCCCAAATCCATGTGCGACCATATAAACCAGACGTATATCCACAAGGTTTAAAATCTATCCAGTTTTTTTGCTCAACACTATAAATATAAAAAGGTAAACCAAGATGCTCACAAGATGCTCTATCTGCTTCAGATGGTGTTGCTGTTCCATAAGGATGTGAATGAATCACTCCAACAAGTTCTCCCTCATCTTCACAATCTGCCCAATTATCTGGGTTAATTACAAAAAACTCGTCTGGTGATTCTGAAAGATTTTCACAAGGCCAATAAGTTTCTTTGCCTTTGATGATAGCCAATAAGCCACAGGATTCTTTTGGGGCTTCTTTATCAGCGTGTATGGCAGCCTGTTCTTTCCAGTTCATGCGTTTACAAAAGTACCAACAGAGGGAAAATCTTTTCTAGTTACTTGTAATTTTGGACAACGAATATTATTTAAATCAAGAACACTAGCCAACTCAAACTGTACAATTTCTCTATTTTCTACAACTTTTCTGTCAATAAAATATATCTCCTGTGGTAATTCTGTTGTGCTTGATGGAGTACCAAATGGGTTTTGATTTGATGGAAAGTTTGCAGCATCTAAAAATTGTGCCATTGTTCTATGTCTTATAAATTTTGCTCCCTGTAAGTCATTAAATGGTGTTGTAGCATTTGCCGTTGCCATTAATGTAGTAATAGTTCCAAGAATATTTGAAACAGTTAAAGTAGGTCTTGGCAATGTTCCTTTTCCTGTATATTCAAAGCCTTCAGCAATTATTGGATATTTACTATATGTATTTCCCTGCCATATTATAGAAGCGTTACTATTCATACCTACACCAGAATGAAAGCGGCTAACATCTGTTGAACCATGTAAAGAAGAAACTAAAGTAAGTGAATATAATTCAATTATTGATTTATTAGATAAAGATTGAAGTTCTGCGGTAGGTATTGCCATTATGGTTCAAATACCTCCTCAAATGTTGTTGTGATTATAGCCCTGTTATTATATGGGATTTGTTTTGACCAAGATTTACAGATAAATTTACCAGCACCAGATAAAGTTACAGAAACATTTCCTGAGTTCGTTGCACTGGCAGCAGCCGTCACAGTGAAAGTATTATCATCAGCCGTTGTCACTACTGCAAAAGAACCATCAACAGCAGAGCCAGATGTATAGTCAATAGTCACGACATCACCAAGAGCAAGGCCATGGTTTGAAATTGTTATTGTCACAGTGGTAGATGATGACTGTGAATAAGTGCCTGTTTTTGTAAATCCTTCGGCTGGTGGGGTGAAATCAAAGCTTGCTTGATCATTAACCCTGCTTCTTAAAAAAGCCTCAATAATATCTGATTGCTCTTCAGAGACTACAAAAGTAAGATCATATACTTTAGGGTCTTGAGTTAAAGGCAAGCCAAATAATGCTCTGAACTGGTAACCATCACCTAAAGCTGTTGTTCTTACCTTTGGTGAACTTGTTTTTCTAAAGCCAGAATATGTTGGCTGGATTGAAGGAAAAGTTGCCATTACCTACTTAATAAACCCCCTGCACGTTTTTCTTTAATAAGTTCTGCACGAATAGCAGCCCCTATTACATTACCTAGTGCCTGTGCATCTTGATTGTTACCTGATACAGCAGAACCAGACGCATCAACGGAAACATTAACAATATTAGTTGTACTTCCTCCTATTTGATTATTTGGTGTAATAAACCCACGACTAGATCCCATGGTCAAGATTTCGGGACCTTTTTCACCTACAACAAAACTTTTATTTGCAGCAACTGGCCCACCAGCAGCTTTACCACCACCAAAAACTTTTCCTAAAAATCCTCCAATCTTTCCACCAATACCAGACACAGCTTGTTGAATAGCCACCTCTATTAATTTACGTTTTAAATCGTTTAGAACACTTACAGCCGCTTGAGCTAAAGTCTTTGTACCTTCTACTGCATCAGCTAGGTTTGAAACAATTCCATCTTCAACACTTTGACCTATTTCCATAAATTTTTCTTTCAATGCTTTAGTAGCTTCTTGATTTTTTTTAATTTGATCTTCTTGTTTTTTCAAAGATTGATTTGATTTTTCAATATCAATAAGTTGATTTGCTAACTCTTCTCCATATTTTTCTGTAAGTTCTTTTCTTTTTTGTTCTAAATCAAATTGTTTACGACCTTCCTCTGTTGCTATTTTTGATCGTTCAACATTTTGTTTAAGTTTTTCATTTGTAGCCTGTAATGCTTTTTTTGCTTTTTCAAAATCTCTAAATAATTCAATACCTTGTGCAATAACTAATTTTTCTTTTAATTTATCTAGGTCATTATTTAAAGAATTTAATTGAATCTGTTGATCAGCATGAAATATTAAAAAATCTTGCTCATCAGCTTTGGCTTTAGCTTCTTTGAGTTTGTCTATTTTTTTTGTTACTTCATCTATCTTTGCCTGTAAATCTGAAGAACTGCCCTCTTCTAATAATTTATTAAATTCTTTCTGTTTATTTATTGCTTTTATAATTGCATTAGTTAAAAAGACAAAACCACCAGCTAATGCAACTAATGGAAGTGCATTAGCAGCTATTGTTAAAGCCCCGACAGCAACAGTAAGTTTTGAAACACCACCAGCCGCTAATAAACTTGCAGCATTTACACCTGTTAAACCACTTGAAGCAATAATTGACTGAACACCGACCATGCTAAAACCAGCGATTAAAGCTTTTACTTGAATAACAACTACAGGAAGAACAACACTTAAGCCTTTAACAGCTAAAGCAATACCACCAATAACAAGTGCTGTTTGACCTTCTGAAGTATTTAAAAAGTCTGTTATTGCTAATGTTAAAGCTGTTAATGCTTTAACAGTAGGTTCAACTGCTGGTCTTAATTTACCTCCAATAGCTCTTGCCAAATCTTCAGTAGCATTACTTAAGTTTTTGAATACTTGTGTTGGATCATTTTTTATTAATTCTTTCAAAGATGCAGAACCATCTGTTTCAATTTTTCTTAATGCTCTTAAAACAACATCACTTGTAAGCTTTCCCTCTGAAGCGAATTTTTTTAAAGCTCCAACAGTAACACCAAGTTCATCTGATATTGGACCAAGTAATGTTGGGATCTGTTCTGAAATACTTCTAAATTCATCTCCTTGTAATCTTCCAGAACCTAATGCTTGAGCTAATTGTCTAAACGCATTTGAACTTTCTATAGCAGATGCACCAGCTAATTTTGCGGCTGTATTAAAACCAAAAAATGTTGATTTAATATCTTCAACTCCGACACCCAATGGAGCTAACCTTGCTGTTATATCTGTAATGCCTTCGAGGGCTTCAGTTGCACTCAATCCAAAAGCTTTTTGTGCATCAGCAGCAACTTGTTGTGATTTTGCAAATGTACCAGATGATTTTGTTAACAGTCCTAATCTGACATTTAATTTTTCAAAATTTGCAGATGTATTTACTGCCTGTCTTGCTAATAAACCAATACCAAGACCAGCGATTGCAGTTTGTAATCCACCAAAAGATTGCTGTAATTTATTTGTCTGATTTTGTACACCTTTTAAAGCACTTGTCGCACCAGTGGCATCAACTTTCAGTTTTACAATACTTTCTGCCACTAATAAAAAAAGTCTTTATTATATATTACCTTGATTTGGCTCTTTGACGATCAGATTGTCGTTTTTCGTTCTCATACTTAATTTCATAATATGCAGCCCAATATATAAGCTCTTCTTCAGATAAAGAAGTTCTAAGTTCATATAATGTTTTACCAAGTTCTGTTGCTAGGAAAAACTCAAAGTTGAGCCAGTTATCCCCTCTTATTCGTTTTTTGCTGTATTTATATCAAGCTTTATATCAAATAAAAATAATTCAATCTCATTTAAAACATTTTCTGGAATAAATCTATGTAATTCTGCGGCATCTGCCATATTAAATGCTTTACTGCCATCTTCCAACTCTGCCATTTGACAAAGTACATGAGTAGTCATTGTTAATGCTTCTTCTGTTCCAGCAGCAGCTTGAGCCTTCTTTCTATCGTATCTGGTTAAAGGTTTAAAATATAAAGTTTCAATAACATCACCATTAGAATTTTTCCATTCATATTTTCTTCTGGTGGTCATTTCCTCCTTATAAGATTCTGTAAGAAGGTCTATTGTTCTTTTTGATGCCATAATTTTGGGGTTGGTTAATTAATTAAATAGCAGAGGTTATAGTTCCGTTTGTTTCAAAAGTGATATTTACTTCCTGTATTTCTCCAAGAGTTGCTCCATAAGTAGCATTAGTGATAATACCAGCAAAACCAATTTTCTTAGAAGCTGCACCACTATCAGGGAATAATTCAAATAATGCGTCACCAGCATCACCTGTTGTAATTATGTCATCAATAAAAGCTTGATAATCAGAGTTTCCAGCATTGTCATACAAAAGGGTTGCAGAACCAGAACCATCTATTAAACCACCAATACGGCTTTTAAATGTATCACCCATTTTAGTGGTTTCTAGTGTGTCCTTTGTTATATCTAGTGACCATGCTCTAAGACTACCGATCTCGGCTTCTGTGCCGCCAGCGTTCTCAAACATGAGCTTTCCTAGATCGCCTCTAACTGCTGCCATGATTTAAAAAGAATTATTTATAAATATATTAACCTTTTTCAGCTTTTTTTACATCTTTTTGTTTTGTCTTTTGATTTTCCATATATCTTTTGCATCTTCCGTCCCAATAATTTGGATCTCTTCTACCCTTTACAGCTTCGATTGCGTCCAACATTTCTTCTGTTATTTCAAGTTTTGGCATAATTAAAGATCCTCAAATATTTCAAATGTTACTCTGATTTGTGTTTGAAACTTGCCCTCTGGACTTGATGTTAATATTTCAGGCCCTATTGGTGAATCAAAAATAACACTTGATACTGTGATCCTATTGTATAAGTCTCTGAGTCGTTTGCAAATTGTAAAGTTAGCCCCTGCACCTATGCCTTCTTCTGTAAATACATTAAGTAGTACTAAACCAACAACACTATTAGTACCGCTTGCGTTACCCATTGTCTGATATGACCCAGACCCAAAGCTAGTAACGCATTGAACAAAAGAATCTTCTGTAGTGCTATCAAATGCCATATTGTTAAA